ATGGCGGCACATTTTCATTGCTACCGCCTCCCCCCGACTGATTTGCCAGACAAACTCACCTCAAAAGGACATTTGATAATGCGATTACATTTAGCCCTGATCAGCACAGCGTTGGTCTTCTCTTCAGTTGCTACGGCGCAAGCTTCAGACGTTAGCACCCTCAAAAATAAACTTAAGCCCTGGCAACCAACAGAAATCAGCCGCAAGGATGATCAGCTAACCGTTGTCATGCCCGCCGCCAGTATTGATGATGAAACTTATAAATTAATTACATCCAGCGGGATATGCTCGCCCATCTGGACAAAAGACGCGCCAGCTGATTACCTAAAAAAAATTAAGGCAATCAACGTAACTAACAAATTTAAAGCGAGCGGATATACTTTTGAAAACCCGCTATCGACTTGTAATGAAATGGGTAAATTGATGGATAAGCCCGCAACTGCGTTACTGCTTGGCAATACTCATGTTTTCAAAAGTAGCGAATAGCGCCCACAAAAAACCCCGCCAATGCGGGGTTTTATCTACTGCTCAAATTAATGCAACAAGGATGGCTGGGATTCATGTCCGGTGAAAATCGGCACACGATTGACCTGGCCGGGCGTTACAATAATCATCGCTAACGTTTCGTGCGTTTTGAAAGAACAGCTGCAATTGATGTTCTGGCACTGGTGATAACGCTCTTTTGTTTCTTTTGAAATGTATCTGCTGCTTTTAGCGTGTGCGGCGGTCTGGCATAACGGACAATGCATCATCAATGGCGTCTCCCTGTAAGCTCGTAGCTTTAATACTCCTAAATACCAAAATGAGCAACAAATTTCACTTATTGTGAATCATCTTCGTCTGATTCTGCCTGATACTCAACATCGGAAAGTAAGACTTCAAATTCAAGCTGGGTGGTATACCCGCTGCCGCTCAGGCTATGCGTCACCTTACTTATAATCCACGGCTGCGCATCGATCACCGACTTGAAGCCGCTCACCCTGACCGGCGTCTCCGGGTACAGGTCGGCACGCCCCATCGCGAGTGTGAGCGAGAACTCGGCGACGCCACGCTGCAGCTTATCCCACTTTGCTTTAGCGGCCCGCATTGCTGCCGCTTTCGTCGCATACACGGTTGTCAGCGTGAATATGTTGTCTTCTGTCCCTGCCAGATAATCACCCTCTCTGACCTCTGGTGTTTTGGTCGCGGTCGTCTTTTTCTTTTTAGCCGCCGGGTGTTCAAGCGCGCGCAGGTGCTTTTCGTTCGGCTTGCGCTTGACCTTAACTTTCTTGGGCTTAGGGTCTTTGGTATGCAGCCAGCTCGCAGAGACGCCCGTGTATGCGCCACGGTCAGCAATGCTGAAGCTGTGCCGGTCGCCATCCTGTCGCGTGATAGTCATCTGCGGAATCGGCTTGCCGCTGACAGTGACGCCGTTACCGGGCTTTATAAACAGAAGCCGCCCGGCCTTTACTGCCGCAACTGCGCCGTACAGCGTGGCGAGGCGCGTCAGGAATTTAGCGTCAGTTTCCTGCGTCTGGTCGATATGAGCCACGGCAATTCCGGCGAAGCCATCGGCCAGCATGGGCTTTAAGTTATTGCGCGCGGCTATCTGCGTCACGACTTCCCCCAGGGTTGTGTTGTGATAGGACACCTCCCGACGGGAATTGAGCGAGCCACGGAAATCAGCGCTTCGGGCACGAATGGTCATGGTGTCCGGCGCGCCGTGGTGCTCTACCTCATCCACCGTGAAATTACCTTTCCCGAAAAGCGTCTGGCCTTTCCAGCCGAGAAACAGCGTTATCACTGCGCCGCGCACCGGCATAGCCAGCTGCCCGTCGGCGTCGTCCAGCTCAATATCCAGCTGGTCAGCCTCAAAGCCGCGATTATCGGTCAGTGTCATCGAGATAAGGCGATCCCGGATATTGGTTGTGACGTCTTTGGAGTTAACCTTGAGCATGAAATCCGGCGTCAGCTGCGCCCCGGCTTGCACCGGCAGGCTGCTTATCCCGATCATCCGAGCAGCCCCCCTGGAGTTGAAATCAGGCTACCGGCCGCCGACTTCACGCCGTCAATTGCTGATGTGAGCTGCCCTGGCAGATTGCTTGAGCCGCTGATGAGCCCGTCTGCCTGTTTCTTCAGATCGCCAAACATAGAGGTAAGCGACTCATCCACGCGCTTAAGGCTCAGGGTAAACATGATTTTGCTGGCCGTTCCGTTGGGGTAGAACTCGCTGAAGGTGTTAGAAATACTCTCGATCACGTACATGCCGTAAATCATGCCGCTGCCGCCAATCAGCGGCCATGCCATCCCCTCGTCGGCCATCAGGCGGACGGTCATCAGCGACACCGAGCCGCCGGTGATTTCCGGGCGCAGCTCACCGGAAAGCGTAATTTTTTCATCGCCCGGACCGATAAACTGCGCCGACGGACGCTGCCCGAACCGGCTGTTAGTGGGCCAGCGGTAATCGATATTCTGCTGCATATCCCCGTAAGGCAGGGTCTGCCGCATAAACGGCATCATGCCGTAAATCATCATCATCGTTTAATCCTCCCAGCCCATTTTGCTGCGGTTCTGTGCCTGGCGTTTGCGCTGCTCTTTAGCCTGGTGCTGCGCCATCAGCGCCATTGCGTCATCTTTGGTCATACCCTCATGCATATTGATTTCATACTGATAGGTATTCTGGCTGCGGTCGGTGAATCCGCCCCCGGCTGATGGGGCTGAAACCGGGCGGTAAGGCGCGCCACCGTAGGCGATATTGTATTGCAGCCCGCCGGTATCTGCGCCCGCGCCACCGGTCGCTACCGGGTCAGGAGACGGTACTTTGTCTTTCAGGCCATCGGATTTCGTGTCGATAATGCCGAGCTTATCCAGCACCCAGTTGATGCCGCCCATAAGCTGATCGAGCGCGTGGCTTGGGATTTTCAGCGCCTCGGCCAGCATGTTGCCGAACTTCTTACCCATGTCTCCGGCGGCGGCAAGTTCGGTCTGCGTGGATTTCACCGGCTCCAGCAGTTTGCCGAACCAGTCCCACAGCTCTTTGACCTTGCCACCTACCCAATCAAACACCGGCTTAAGCGAGCCGAAGGAATCACTGATCGGCCCCATCGCTGCGGTAAACCCTTCGGCCATGCCTGCTATAAAGGCGCTGATAGGCTCCCAGTACTTGCGCACCAGTAGCGCCCCGGCCACGATTGCCGCCGCGACGGCCACCACCGGCAGCGTTATAGCCCCGAGCGCGGCCGTTATAGCTCCGCCAGCGATACTGAATGCCGTGCCGAGGAACCCAGCACCGGCAATCAGGGTATTAACGCCCGCAATCACCGGCCAGGCAACCAGCCCGATAGCGCCCAGCACCCCGGCCAGCAACAGCCCGCCCATTACCACTTTTGCAATACCGCCTGCCAGCTCAGGGTTAGCTTTAATCCAGCCATCAACCTTAAGCAACAGCGCCGCCGTGTCCTGGGTAAGTGCGCGCAGGCTGCCGTCGTTCTGATCAAACAGGTCGGTGCCGATAGCCTCATAAGCAGACTGCAGCTCTTTAAGGTCGCCGCCGAGGTTATCCTGCATGACCTGGACCAGCTCGGCCGTTTTGCCATCAGAGGCTTTAAACGTGGCGGTCAGCTGGTCGAGCTTGCCGGTTGAGGCGGCGGTCATCAGCACGGCGGCCGATGAACTGGCCTCTTCGCCGAAGATGGTTTTCATGTACTCGGCGCGCTGGCCCGTTCCCAGCTTGTGACTATCAAAACTCGCCTGCATTTCTTTCAGGATGGTGAATATGGGGCGGGTATTTCCTTTGCCGTCTGCGGTCTTAATTCCCAGCTCTTTGATAGCTTTAAATGCTTCGCCGGTAGGAGCCTGCAGCCTGCTCAGCACGGCACGGCCTCCCGTACCGGCCATTGAGCCGGTGATTTTGGCATCGTGTAAAGCGCCGACCATCGCTGCAGCCTGCTCGATGCTGACGCCAGCGTTTTTCGCCACCGGGGCGACGTAGGTCAGTGCGTCACTCAGCCCGTCAAAGTCAGCGGCCGTTTTATTCATGGTCATCGACAGCACGTCGCCGATGTGTGCCACCTTATCGTTTGAAAGCTGGAAGGCTGATTTCATCCCCATCAGCAGCCCGGCGTTTTCCTCCATCGTGCGCTTGTTTGCCAGCGCCATGTTGAGCGTGACCGGCGTCACCGCCTGAACGGCAGCGGCATCGCCGCCGCCTTTGGCGATAACGATTTGCGCCCCTGCCGCATCATCGGCAGAGGCGGCGGTGGTATCACCCAGCTGTCGGGCCTGCGCACGCAGGGCTTTCATTTCCGGCGATTCTTTTCCCACGCCGAGCACGGCCTGCAGCTCGGAATTCTTCTGTGCGAAATCAAATCCAGGCATCAGCAGCGACGTAGCCGCCATGCCGCCAACCGTGGCGGCACCGATACCGGCCGCGCCCATGTTGCGCACCTTACCTGACAGCTCCTGCCCTCTGCGGTAGCGTTCGCTGGTCTGGTTCAGCCGTTCCTGCTGTGCATTCAGCCGCTGCAGCTCCATCCTCTGACGGCTCAGGCTGACGGTTGCCTGCGCCGAGGCGGATTTAAGGCGCTGCTGCTCGCTGCTCAGGGCTTTGGTGGAAATCCCCGCCGCGTTAAGCGCCTCGCGCTGCTGCTGCACCGAAAGGCGCAGGCTGTTGGTTTTGGTCTGCAGCTCAGCCGCCGCCTGCCGGGCCTTTTCCAGCGCGCGGGCCTGCTGTGTCGTCGGGCGCTCCGTGTTTTTAAACTGCACGGCAAGCGCAGCCGCCTCCTGCTTGGCGCCCTTAAGGCTCTGCTGTGTGACGGCCAGCTGCGCGCTGGCCTTGCGGAAGCCGTCAATTTTCCCGGCCTGCGCGTCCAGCTCCTTGATAGTCGCCTGCGTCTGGCGAATGTCAGACGACAGGTTTTTGGTTGCGGTCTGCACGGCCTTGAAGGGGCGCGAGGCTTTGTCTACCGCATTCAGCAGCACCTGCACCTTGAGGTTATTGCTCATCCGGGGTTGCTCCGCTGCGGATAAAGGCTTTATGCCGCCAGCCCATCAGCTCGGCCAGCGGCATGTCGTACATCTCGGAGGGTTGCCAGTGAAATATCGTGGCAATGTCGGCCATCAGGTCGTTGACCGTCAGGCCGTGCGGCCAGTCTATTCGTCCGACTTCGACTGCAAAAAACCGATCACCTTTCCGCCCAGCGCAATTAGGTCTACCGGATCAAGGGCATTACACTCGGCCTTTGTCAGCGCTGGCATGGTAATGCGGGGCAGCACGGTCAGCAGGGAATCAACATCCGACTGGCACAGATCGGCCAGACGCACGCCGCGCAGACTTCCGGCCGTCGGCTTAATCAGCTCCACGCTTTTGATTTCGGTTTCGCCGCGCATCAGCGGGGTTTCAAACTC